CCAAACCAGCAAACAACTTACAAATGGATATAGTAAAGTATCCAGAATTTTTAGCAATAAGATTATATGAAGACAACTTTGTACAATTTGAAGGCGTTAAAAAAGAAATGGTCATAGATTATGTAGCGAAAGTAAAAAAGCTACTTGAGTCATATGGAGTAAGATGTGAGCTGGAAGGAGTGCCTAGTGAAAGAATACTACGATAGAGTATTAATTGTATTTATTCATGATCTAGGAGTTTATGGAACTACAGAAAAACTAGGAGCATTTGCCTCTATAGTAAAATATAAAAAAGATGAAATGGAGTACGAAGAAATGATAGATAATTCAGAATTTTCAATTATGGATGAAATTGTATTTTCACATGTAGAAGAGGAATATAATGGATAAGGTTCTTTGCTATTCTTGTAACAAAACTAAAAATAAGTTAAATCTTAAAAAGTCTACATTGCTTCCAATAAATTTATTTATGTGTGATGGATGTATAGAATCAAAATTTGAACCAAGATGGCTAGTAATCATTACTGGTAGACAAAACGGGCCAGAAAGCGTTAGAGAGTTTGTTTTAAAAAAGAAATATGTTGGAGATGAAATTTCTGCTTCTGAGTTATTAATTTAGTATACATTCTACGGTATAATATGATATATAATGAATCTGGATCTGAACTCTATAATTATTGCAATATCTGCTGCGATATTGTCTGGCATGGGGACGGCAATTATTGCTGGTCTGAACGAAAATAAAAGAGAAAAAAATAGAAAACAAGAGCGTGAGCAGGACCATTTAAAATTAGAAGTAAAAGACCTAAAAATTGAATTGTATCAAATAGAAAAAGAATTAACTGAATGGAAAGATAAATATTATAATGCTATTCAGGAATTAATTTTAATTAAATCTGAGCTAGAAGATGCCCTGAGAAACCTTTCAGAAATGGATTCAAACGAGGTTTTGGACAGATAATTTTTAATTTAGTATACTAGTCTGTATGACAGCAGTGGTAGCCCTTATTCATGAAAATAAAGTCCTTCTAGGAGGAGATTCTGCTGCATCCGATGATAAAACAGGATTAATTTTTTCACGCACAGACCCAAAAGTTTTTAGAGTAGGTCAGTTTGGAATTGCATTTGTTGATAGCTTTAGAATGGGACAAATTCTTCAATATAACTGGACTCCACCAATTTATAAACCAACAGCAGGATTTAAAAATTTAGAAAAATTTATGCGTACTAAGTTTGTTGAATCAATTAAAGAAACATTTAAAGAACAAGGATATGGCAATCAAACTGCAGGCTCTACAGAAGATGGCGATGAAGGCGGAGTTTTCTTAATAGCAGTTCAGGGTGCAGGTAGAATATTTACTATGGATAGCGATTTTCATATAGGAGAAGCAGACATTCAATACATGGCAGAAGGCGCTGGGCAAGAGTTGTCTTTAGGATCACTATACTCAACATCATCTATTAAAACACCCCGTAAACGGGTCAGGATGGCTCTAGAAGCGGCTGCAAAATTTAACATGGCAGTTAGAGCACCATTTACAATAATTGAAATTTAGAGTATAATTAAATATATGGACATCAATAATCTTAAGCCAGAAAATTATAACATGGCTATGGATTTAAGAGGAACACCAACTCATGTTTGTCCTTGTGGATGTTTTATATGGAATCTAAAAGTAATCTTTGAAGATTTTGATATTGCAACATATTTTTTAGACATGGAATGTGCAAACTGTGGTAGTTTAGCAACGGCTCCCACCCCAACAGACAGGTAAAAAATGAGAAAATCAGAAAGATTACGATTGTTAGAAATGCAAATAATCAAACTAGAGTTTGAGATAGATTTATTAAACAACATGCTTGCTGCATTATTAGAGGCAAACAATTTACCACAACCTCAATTAGACGCTGGTAAATGGTATCAGAGACGGATAGATAGAAACTCTTGACAAATTTGGGTATGTTTTAGTAAAATATACCTATGAATAAAAAACTAATAACTGCAATATCAATACTATCACTAACACTATCTACTACATTTATTGCTGTAGAGGCGAAAGCTAATCAAGTACCCTCAACAATAGCAATTCTGGACACTGCATTAGACACTTCTCTACCAATTTTTAAAGATAAAATTGCATATGAAGTTTGTGTTTTAGAATTGGCCTCATGTCCAAATGGACAAAAGTTTATGGAAGGTCCAGGATCTACTGTACTTCCATTTGATATTATTTCTAAAAATGGTTTCGATCACGGAACACAGATGGCATCAGTTGCAGTAGCAACTAATCCAAATATTAAAATTGTTTTTGTAAGAATTATTGGAAACAATCCATCTGGCTCAAGACAATCAACTGGCGAAACTGGTGTTTCTTTAGCATTAAAATGGGTATTAGATAATAAATCTCGTTTTAATATACAGAGCGTTGCAATGTCTCAATCAAATCATGCAATACTAACAACATTAACAGACTATTGCCCTACAACACCAATGTTGCGTGGAGTAGTATCTTCATTAGTTTCTTCAGGCACACCAGTGTTTTTTCCAGCAGGAAACAACAGAGACCTTTCAAGGTTATCTTGGCCAGCATGTATTAACGATTCAATATCAGTTGGAATGGCAGACCAGTATGAGCAAATAGATAACTTTTCTAACTTTGATAAAGATAGATTAGACTTTTATGCTCTTGGAAATATGAAAGTTGCGGTTCCAGGAGGTTCTGTAAAAAATGCAGCAGGGTCATCAATTTCTACGCAAGTTGCTGCTGCTACATGGGCTGGAATTAAAAGTTCAAATCCTTCTTTAACTTATCAACAAGTTTTAGATATGCTAAATAATGCTTCAAAGCCAATCCGTGGTGCTAGGGGGCAATATGGTAAACTTATCTCTAGTACCCCTAGTGAAATTGCACCAAGTACTCCAATAGTAACAAAACCAGTCGCTCCAGTAACTAAAACTGCAGAGCAATTGGCTGCCGAAGCAAAGGCTGCTCTTACAATTGAGGCTAACAAAGCAATTTCAGAGGCGGAAGCAAGATACCAAGCTGAAGTTAAACTGGCTGCAGATAAACTGGCTGCAATTAAATTGGAGTGGGCTAAAAAAATAAATGGCTAACATGACAGTGCTAGAAGAAATAATCAAAGAAATCGGTGAGGAGTTGTACCAGAAATGGTACAACGCCCTTGCAATAGAAGACAGAACAGAAGAATCTTCTAAAGCTATGTCTATAAATGCTGGAGAAACAACATTTTGGGTAGTTCAAACATTTATGAATAAATTTAATGCAGCAGCAGAGGAACTAAAAGACAAATAATGTTAGAGATCAATGACCAAAATTTTGATAAAACATTAACTCTTCACAATGTTTTAGTTGTTGATTTTTGGGCAACATGGTGTAGGCCATGTAAAATGTTTTCTCCTATTTTAGAGGAAATTTCTAAAGAAAATAATATTTGGATTGCCAAAATAGATGTAGATCAAAATCCAATACAGGCTTCAAAATACAACATAACCTCAGTTCCAACAACAATTATATTTGAAAATGGTAAAGAGGTTAAAAAAATACTTGGCGCAAAACCTAAACATCAAATGATTGAGGAGTTAAATAAATGGCTATAGATTTTTTAGATGTTCAATCTTGGTATGAGTATGGTCGTGAAAAAAATTGGGTATCAGAGGTATTTTGCGACACACATGAAGGACCACCACTTTCCGATGAGGAGATGGAAGAGTGGGATGAAGGTGGAGATCCTTGTAGCTTTCATGTAAAACTTTGGGATCAATAAAGACAACAAATTGCTTGGTTAAACGTTTATATATATGGGTGTACACCCAAAATAGAATTCCATTTTGTAAAAAAATGGATAAAAAGGAGAAATAAAAAATATGAAGTCATTAAAAAAGATTGCCGTTGCTTCGGCTGCAGCCCTAGCATTACTAGGCATTCAATCAATTAATGCATCAGCAGCACCACTTGTGGTAACCGTTGCTGGTTCAGCAAATGCTACAACATCTACAGCGCCTGCGACTGCGAACGTTCCAGCCGACAACACAGTAGATTCAGCAGATGCTATTGCTCTAGCAGCAACAGCAGATACTGGAACTGTAGTTACATTTACAGCAACAGGTGGCGTTAAGCTAGTCACAGCTTTAAGCGCAACAAATGCAGTAGTTAATTCTTCTGCAGGTTCAACCACGTACTCAGTAACTTCTGCAGGATCTGCAGTGACTGTTTATGCATTCACAACATCGACAGCAACTGGTTCAGTTACAATTGTAAATGGATCTTATTCAACAGTTGTTTTTGTTAAAGGAATTGCTGGATCTGTATCAAACGTTGGAGTTTCAGTACCAACTGCAGTAGCAGTAGGCACTATTCCAGCAATTACAGTAACCACAACAGATGTATTTGGAAACGCAGTTTCTGACACTGTAACAGCAACATTAATTGGTGGAACTTGGGCAGATGGCTCAATTTCTAAACAAATTGTAACATCTACTGCAGCTCAGGTTGCAGCGGATTCTACATTAATTTTAGGATCTAAAAAAGAGAATACTTCAGTTGCAACAATTGGTAATGTAACAATTGCAGTAACTGGTGCGACAACAGCAACAGCAGTCACTGGACTAAAAGTTCCAGTAAAAGCCGTAGTTGCGTCATACACAGTTACTGATTTGAATGGCACAATTGCACAACTTCAATCTCAAATTAGCTCATTGTCAGCAGATTTAAATTCAGCAAAAGCTGATGCTGCTTCAAAACAATTAGTTATTGATTCCGCAACAGCAGCAAAAATTATTGCTGATGCAGCAGTAATTAAGGAAAAGGCTGATTATAATAAATTAGCTACAGCCTGGAATAAGGCATTTCCTAAAAAGAAGGTTGTTTTAAAGAAGTAAATTCTTTAAATAAGGGGCAAGGGAAACCTTGCCCTTTTTTTATTTAAATGGTAGAATATATATGTGGAGTACATTGAAGATCAAATAAGAGAAAAAATATTAAACGAAATTAAATATTTAGAGTTACCATATGAATGGAAACCTAACGAAGTAATTAATTATATATATAATAAATTAAGTAGAGGTAAAATTAATGAGTAGTAAAAAAAGAAGTGTTTATAAATCAATTACATGGCCAGCAGTACATATTTTGTTTGTTGGTACATTAGTATATTTATTTGAAAAAGCTATTACTGGCGAAGCACATTGGGAATATGCTGGTTCATTTGCAATAATTTATACAGCATGTGAAATGATTGGCTTTTTCTTACACGAAAGAGCATGGGAAAAATTTGGGAAAAGAGTGAAGTGAGTTTAGTATTAAAGTCAGAAAATCCATTAGTTCATAGTATGTGTGAAAAAAATGATTGTGAAAATAAAGCAACAAGAATTATTAAAGATTTAAATCTTTATAGCTGGGTATGTGAAGAATGCTATGGAAAATATAGGCCTTGATAAAAAATATAAATAATAAAATTTATATAATTGAGGGATATATATCTAAAAGTACATCAGATTTTTTAACAGAAACATTTAATAGTACTACATCAGATGCACCAGATTACCAGATAAAAGGTGGTCCGTCTTTAAGTCCAGAAAATGGATATACTTTTAAATGTGGTAATCCTATTAAAAGCTACCAAGATGATAATAATTACAATATTGGAATAGACATTTTGACAATGTTATGTAATTCAATGTCAGACACAATTTCAGACTTTTTAGATACAAAAATGGATATTAAAACAATGTTTTATGGGTTAATGCTAGAAGGTTCTGAAATGAAGACGCATACAGATAATTACATTACACCTAATGACCCAGAAAGTATTAGAAAAAATTCAAAAGACGATTGGTCTGGGCTTCTTTATCTTAACGATAATTATGAGGGTGGGCTTTTAGAGTTTCCCCAAGAAAATTTTTCAATAAAACCAAAACCTGGAACCTTTATTTTTTTTAAAGGGGATCATGATTTACCACATCAGGTGTCAAAAATTGAAAAAGGGCATAGAAACGTAATAATATCATTTTTTTGGCCTATAAAATATCGTGGCCTAGATACTGTTTTGGGTTAGTAATTTCTTAAATGCTATAATAAGGGTATAGATGGATTTCTAGACCCATCTAAATACAACAACCTATAGGAGAAATAAAATGTCAGACGGAAAAGATTTAAAAGGATTTAACGAAACAAAGCCAGTAGGATCATCACCATGGTCAACAGAATCATACACAGAGGCACCAAAAGCTGCATTCCCATCAACTGATAAGTCATCACAAGATGGCGCAGGCGTAAACAACGGCGGTAAGTAATAATGTGTTTTGAATGCGGATGTGAATCAGTAGGAAGTACAACTGGAATTGTTCCAGTTACAATTACTGAAGTTTCAAGAGATGGAGAGGCTGGTCTTACATTAAATATGACCGCCACTCCAGCGCAAAGAACATCATTTATCAATGAGTGAAAATGGCACAGGTATGGCGACACCGCCAAACAATGAACCAGCAGGCGCAGTAACTTCTCAAGAAGTTGGTCGTAAAAAACCAAATCAAGGTAAATTTAGATCTGGAATTGCAAATCAAAGATCATTAACAAGAGTTGACCGTAATAAACATGGGATTCGTAGAGAAACCAATATGGGTCCTAAAAAAACTGGTAGACCAAAGAAGGTTTAATAATGTGCACAAGATCAATATCTAGTTCTTCGGATCTAGATATTGATATTTTAAATACTATAGATGATCAAATTGATAAAGCTGAAGGAACAGGATTAATATAGTGATAGAAATTATTCATAAATCAGATATTGTTGAGTATAAAAATGTATTTACAAAAGAAGAGTGTGATTACATAATTTCTTATTGGAAAGATCTTGACGACTGGATATTATCTTGTTTTTACAATATGTATATATTGTCTGGAAATAAACCACATACTCCAGAAGGTGGGCACGCTTTAAGAAAATTTCAATTAAAATCACAAGAATTAGCAGAAAAAGTATTTAATAAAAAATTAAAACAAATAAGCTTAAGTTCTCATAAATGGGAGCCAGGAGCATTTGCGCCAGACCATTCAGATAATACCGAATTAGATGGGACTCCAAATGCATGGCAAGAAAATAAATTAGTTACCATGATTTATCTAAATGATAATTTTGATGGAGGACTCCTGACATTTAGAGACCATCAAATTTCTTTTAAACCAGAGACTGGATCAGTAATTGTTTTTGATGTTGGAATTCAAAACGTACATGCGGTTACTGAAGTAACATCTGGAACTAGATACACCATGATGGGGTCATATGATTACGCAGATAGTGTATACAATGTTGATCTAAAAAAAATTAAAGAAGATACCAATCCTTTAAGAGAAAAGTTAAGAGAAGAATGGGCTAATGGACAAATTATGCCAAAAGATTCCGCAACCTACTACAAACCAATAAATAAATAATTATGTATACAATAAAAACTATAGAATTTCCTGGATACGAAGAATTAAAAAATAATTTTAATATTTATAAAGATATTTTTATCAATGAATCAATAATTGCTTTTAGAAATGCAAATTTAGACTTTGAAATGCAAACTAAAATAATGCATTTATTTGGTGATAATTTAGGCTGGTATCCGAATTCTTCAAACACCAACCCTTCAGATTATATAGAAACACATCACAAACATATGGACGAAAAAAACGTTTTTGATAAAAATTCTATTATGCTTCAGTGGCATCAAGAACATGTTGCTCAAGAACATAACCCTTATGTCAGTGGATTATGGAATATGATTTTATTTAAATGTGAACCAAGTACTGGAAAAACATTTTTTGTAGATATGTCTAAATTATTTAATATGTTTAATGATGAAGATAAAGATTTTTTATTAAAATGTAAAGTATCAATAAATAATTATAGGTGGCATGGCAAAAAAGATTATTATTATTATCTTAATGAAAAAGATTCAAAAAATAATAATGATGAGTTGGTTACCTACAGTTTAGTTTCAGAACATTGGATAACTAAAGAAAAAACAATTAGAACATATTTATCTAAAGGTGAGACTACAAGTCTATATAAATTTAATAATGAAACTCCTACCATTGAAAATATTAATAAATATAAAGAAATATCTGAAAAAATTAACAATGAAGTTAATAATAATGAAAATATAAGAATGCAACATATTTGGGAACAAGGTGATCTTCTAGTACCAGATTTATTTAAACTGGCACATGCTGTTAGCGGTGGATTTAATAAAGATCAAAGACAGCTAGACGGAATGTTCGGCACACTAAGCCCTTGGCCAAAAAAAGATTAATACATGCTTGAAGAAAAAATTAGAAAAGCAAAAGTAGAAAAAAGGCCAGTTTTATTTAAAGGGATACTTCCAACTAATTCTGACTGGAACTATATAATGAATTATATAAATAATAAGTTTAATGAGACCCCAAAATACCAAGTTCAAAATGATAGATTTTTTAAAAATAAAAAAGATAAAACTGTTCCAATGCTTAGCAATTCTGACCTTAATTTACAGGCATGGGGAATTAAATTACCAGAATGCAAAAATCTTTCTGATACATTTTCAATAACTAACAAGGTAAATGAATCTTCATTTAAACTTTTAATAGATTTTTTAGGATTTGGAAATTTAAACAATATACATAAAGATAAATCAGAGGTATATTCTTGGACTTTAATTAATTCTGTAGAATATAGAATATATGAAAATAAAAATGAATATCCTTTTGAAGAAACACTAGAGATTGGTAATGAACCTTATGAATCTTTTATTATTGAAGCTGGTGACGTTATGTACATGCCTAAAGGAGTTGTTCATCAATCAGTAGTCAATGAGCCTAGAGTATCATTGATAGCATCTTTTTTATAATATTAATATTTTAAAGCGTAATTTTTATCATTACCTAACCAAATTAACATAGTATATCTACTATCTACTATTTTTTTAATTTCATGATCATAATTAAGTTCTCCGTTTTGAGACGGAAAACAAAATAAATCCCCACAACGAGGCTGGTATTTATATTGTAAATAAGGAAAATGAATTTCACCTTCATTAAATACATCATTTAAATAAATAGAGCAAGTATATTTAATATGAGGATTTTTCCCATAATCATTATCGCCATGAATTTCTAAATATGCACCATCATTTTGTTTTGCTAACCAAAATGAAGAAGGATATAAATCTTCATTAACTTTATATTCAATTTTTATTTTTTCTACACATTTTTCAAAATATTTTAATACTAAATTTTTAACTTCTCCAAGTTCATCTAAATTAATTGATGATTTATGATAATTATCTTTACCAAACATTTCAATAAAATATTTATTTTCTTGAAAAGATTGAAACTTGTTTAAATTATTATTAATATATTTAATTACCTGATCCGACTCTGATTTTTGCATAAATTCATTAAATAGTTTGATTGTCATACTATTATTATATCATTTATGGTATAATTTAATTTATGCGTAAATTAATTGATGGCACAGAAATTGAATCCTACGATACCCCAATTAATTTAACTATACATACAAAAGCTCCAGGAAAATGGAAATTAATTGATATGGAAACTGGTCAAGAATATATAGGACAGGCGGCTCCAAATCAATATGGTAAATGGCTAAGGATTAAAGACAGGGAAAAAAAATAATGAAACATAATATGGAATTAATTACAATTGAAGGAGATCTTCAATATATAGACAATTTTTTAACTCAAGAAGAGTTAGATTTTTTTAAACCCTTCATGGATGACCACGAGGGTTGGTATACAACAATGAGATCTAGTTACAGAAACATATTAAATAAATTTATTCAAAGTGATATGCCTAGAAAGTCAGACGGAAGTACTGATGTTGTGACATCAGAACACCCACCGATATACCACCCAATATTAGAAAGGCCAGGAGGGGTATTAGATAGACTAACACAAGTTATGCCACCAATATATAATCCTCATGCTAGCTTACAAACATTCAAATTTTGTACAGATGAAGAAATTGAAAGAGATTTGAGTGAAATAGAAAGAAATTATTTAACAAATAATGGAACAATACCTTTAGATGTAAGTAAGGTAGATTGGGCTATGAATTGGCATAACGAGTTCGGTGACGGAAGTACGGTTCCTCCGTTTAATAGATCTCTGTCTCTTTATTTAAACGATGATTTTGAGGGTGGAATTCTAGAGTTTAAACACAAGCCATATAAAATTAAACCAAAAGCGGGAATGTTGGTTCTGGTCCCAGTAACAAAAGAATTTGAACATAGGGTTACTAAAATAACATCAGGAAATTGGAGACACACTCTTTACGGGGCATCTTGGAACAAAGATTTCCCTATACCAAGCACAAATGAGACCTGTTAATTACTATTGACTAAATCAATATAAATATTGTATAATAAACACCTACTAGTAGAAAGATAAATAATGAGCGAATCTAAATGCCCATTTACGGGTAATGCTTTAAATAATGAAAAAACATCTAACGAGTATTGGTGGCCTAATCAATTAGACCTATCACCACTAAGAAAACATTCAGAAAAATCTAATCCAATGACAAATGGATTTGATTACGCTAAAGAGTTTAATAGCTTAGACCTTGATGCCCTTAAGAGTGATATTAATACACTCCTTACTACCTCACAAGAATGGTGGCCAGCAGATTACGGAAACTATGGACCATTCTTTATTCGTATGGCATGGCATTCTGCAGGTACGTACAGAACAACAGATGGTCGTGGCGGTGCAGGAGAAGGATTACATAGATTTGCTCCACAAAACTCTTGGCCAGATAATGGTAATTTAGATAAAGCTCGTCGTTTGCTCTGGCCTATTAAACAAAAATACGGAAATAAAATTTCATGGGCAGACCTTATGATTCTTGCAGGTAATGTTGCTCTTGAAAATATGGGATTCAAAACATTTGGTTTTGCTGGTGGTCGTGAAGATGTTTGGGAATCAGATGATACATACTGGGGTTCAGAAAAAGAATGGCTTGCAGATAATCGATATAGTGGAGATCGTGAATTAGAAAATCCTCTTGCTGCAGTTCAAATGGGATTAATTTATGTAAACCCAGAAGGTCCTAATGGAAATCCAGATCCAATTCTTTCTGCAAAAGATATTCGTGAAACATTTGCACGTATGGCTATGAATGATGAGGAAACTGTTTCTCTTATTGCAGGTGGACATGCATTTGGTAAAGCACATGGCGCTGGTGATCCATCAAACGTTGGGCCAAATCCTGAAGCTGCACCTATTGAAGAAATGGGTCTTGGTTGGAAAAACTCATTTGGAAAAGGAAACGCAGAAGACACAATTACAAGTGGTATTGAAGGTGCATGGACTGCAACCCCTACTAAGTGGGACAACTCATACCTTAAGTTATTGTTTAAGTATGATTGGACACAAACAAAGTCACCTGCTGGTGCAACACAATGGATTCCAACAGATGAGTCTGCTGCTAATTTAGTTCCAGACGCACACATTGAAGGTAAGTTCCATGCTCCAGTGATGACAACTGCAGACCTCGCATTGAAGTTTGATCCAGAGTACGAAAAGATTTCACGAAGATTCCTTGAAGACTTTGACTACTTCTCAGATCAGTTTGCTCGTGCATGGTTTAAGCTAACTCATAGAGATATGGGTCCAATTGCAAGATACCTTGGCAAAGAAGTTCCTTCTGAAGAATTAATTTGGCAGGACCCAGTTTCATTATCTAATACAAATATCGATATAGACTCTATTAAGAATAAGATTAAGTCTTCTGATATACCTATGTCATACTTTGTAGAAACGGCATGGGCTTCTGCATCTACTTTCCGAAAAACAGATAAGCGTGGCGGAGCAAATGGTGCTCGTATTAAATTAGAACCACAAAACAAGTGGGAAGTAAATAGCAGCAATGCAGTATCAACCGTTATTAATTTCCTAGAATCTATTAAAGAAGAGTCTGGTGCTTCTCTTGCTGATTTAATTGTTTTAGCAGGATGTGCAGCAATTGAAAAAATCTCTAAAGACTTATTAATAGTTCCGTTTACTCCTGGGCGTGGGGACGCAACACAAGAACAAACAGACATAGATTCATTTGCAGTCCTTGAACCAAAATTTGATGGTTTCCGTAACTACACTCATTGGAGCATAACTGTCCCAGAAGAAGTTTTATTAGTAGAAAAAGCTAATCTATTAGGCCTAACCCCAGTAGAATTAGTGCTTTTGTTATCTGGTATGAGAATGTTAAGCAATAATAAACTAGACAATAGTTACTTAATTGAATTACTTTCATATACCAATGCCAATCAAGCAAAAGATATTCCTGTTGTAGATTTAATTATTGCGTCTAACTCTGAACTTCGTGCAATTGCCGAAGTGTATGCCTCAGATGATGCTAAAGATAAATATATTAAAGACTTTATTTCAGCGTGGGATAAGGTTATGATGTTAGACCGATTTGATACAAGAAAAGGATAAATATGTTTTATTTACTACATTCATCAGCAATTGTCTTGTTAATGCTAGGCTCATATGGACTAGGATATAAACAGGCTACAAGCAGGGTAAAATCAAAGACTAAGTAGTCATATATGACAATAGAACTTAGAAATGAAACTCTTAACCTAATAGATGATTTTATATTAGATCATATAAATGACTTTACAAATGAAGAGCTATATTGGATTATAAATGAATTAGAGTCGCTGTCTAATACATTTTATAAAAAGTTTAAGCCACTAATCGATGAAGATATAGAGGCCTTAATTGAAGATATTGAGGAAGAATGATAAGGTATTTTAAACTTAGAAAAGCCATGAAAGAAGTAATTAAAAATAATCATGAATTTTTAATGGCATTGGCAGAGTCTGAAAGAAATGAACAATCATCTAATTTAACATGGGATGAAGACGGTGTATGGAAAGGCTGGACCTATAATAGAGACACAAATAGATACTATTTTGATGACATAGGTAATGAATCTATTACGGGATTATGGGAAAATCAAATTACTCAAGAGGCTAATGAAGGAATTTAAAGCTTATTGTAGATATTGTGAACAGGTAGTTGAAGGAAAGACTACTGCAGTAACCGTACTAGAATCTGGCAATTACCTATATATTGGTGAATGTAATGTTTGTTTGTATGAGATAAGAAGAATCTCTAGGCAATGAACAAATTAACCTGCCATGGGTGCCAGAAGTCTGCTAAGTTATTTTTACATGTTATGGATGATAGTTTTATATACGCCCTATGTAGAAAATGTGTAATAGTTCAATTAGACATAGAGCACTATATGAGAAAGAATAATGAATTGTAGGTATGTCTAAAAGACATAGAAATAGACCAGAGTGCGGTACAAGATCTGGATACGATTGGCATAGAAGAGATGCTAAAGAACTTGCTTGCTTAGAGTGTCGCAATGCTGAGGCATTGTATTGGCGGGAACAAAGGATAATCAGGGGCGATGTAATAAGACAAAATAACCAAAGAAGACGTTCCAGATACTTTAGAGCTATAGGAAAAAATACCAAGATATCTGTATTTACAGAAAAAGAAATATTAGATTTATATGGGACTAATTGCCACATATGCCACAGACCAATAGATTTAAATGCCCCCAGAGGGGTAGGTAAGCCTGGATGGGAAAATGGACTACATTTAGACCATGTAATACCATTATCTAAGGGTGGAGATAATACTATTGAAAATGTAAAACCATCTCATGGATATTGTAATATAACTAAGAATGCTACAATTATTAGTAAACATAATACATAGTATATTGATCTAAATTAGTCCAAGCAAAAGTGCGGCGAAAAGTAGAAGCCCCCAAGCCAGTACCTGGCCTGACAATATAGTATAATGGATATATGACCTGTAAATGTAATGATGAGCAAAAAACAGGATACGGGTATGATGAATTAAAAGACTTTGATATGGGATATAGAGATCCTAGACAAAGCAAAATAACCCCATTTAGGGGACCAATTAGATAAGGATGAGCATGGGATTTTTAGACAATTTAGAGGCGTGGCTGGACTTTGAAGAAGAGGTAGATCTGGAGTCAGAATCTTCATGATTAAATTTAGAAGCCCTATATACTGGGAGTATAGGTTCAATGGGGCATTAAGTATATTATGCCAAAATTGTGGTGTAAGATATGATACAACATTTAAGAAGTATGAGAGAAATAAAAACTGTCCTAAATGCATGTATAAAACAGTTGACTAGAATTATATGTGTATAGTATAATAACTATATGAACTCATTGCTTTGGTTTTTCTTTGGATTAGGTTTGGGATTGGCATTAGATTTTGTTTTGGTAGTACACATGCTTAAGCCTATTAAAAAGCGTATTGATGAACTTGAGGCGGGAAGCAATGACTGATGATTGTTACACAGGTAACCTATGTTGGGAACCATATAATCATTTAACTAGATCTATACTTATTCTATCAATCGTCATAGGTATAGTCATCGTATTTAAGATATATAGGAAATACAGGAAATAAGGTACAATTAATACATGAAGAAATATATGATTGCTGATATGGTTAAAGATCTTAGATCAGATAGCATCAAAAGATATATAAAATTATACGAAATAAGTGAAAGCGAAATTAGAGAGGTAGATGATCGATCTAAGGAATATTTTTTATATGGCTTAGATGAGGTCCAAATGTCTGACCTAGAAAAGCCATTTCAAATCATATATTTAGAAAAAGAATATCAGATCAACTCTGATGAAGCATTCTATTTAACTGATAATTGGGATTCTGAGGCTGAATGGCGTGATGTAATGACAACTGCTGAGGACTTAAATTCAGGAATTGAAGATGTAGAAGATGATGATGTAGAAATGGTAATGGAATTAGGCGGGGTAAAAGGTGAGATAGAGTCTAGCCTAGGTAAGGTATTCTACTGGTATAACATAGCACTAGGTACATTTATATTAACTACTATATTTGATGAAGGCAATCCAGCTAACTATCCAGTATCTACAAATGAGTTAAAAACTATTAAATCATCTCAATCCTTTGGAGAGTATTTTAATAAGAATATAAGAGCAAATTCTTTATATAGCGATAAACCAGGAGCATGTGGCTGTATAGGCGATGATCCTAAAAAGCCAAAGAAGCTTTGTACATCTGAGGATTTTGCCAACATGCCAGAAGAATTTAGATCCTATATCTAGTATTCCCCCCGTTTCAAACCCCCCTCAAATCGTCTTATATGCCTTTTTAGAGCCATATCTACTACATATCTATCAAAGTAAATACTATTAATTATAACGTAAATGTTATCGATATATAATAAGATATATATACATCTAATGGAACGTCCTCCACATTACTCCATCGTAATCCATTTTGCCCCACATGGCATATATTACCCATATTGTCAAGAGCTTTGGCCTATATGTTATACATATGTTATATAAATGTGTTCCAGGATATATAAACATGTCTCGTAAAGCCATATATTTGCCCACAAATTCTGCCATATTTTATATACTTTTTGTTATATTCTATATATGTTTAATAAAATAATTATACATTTATATTAAATTATCCTAGATTTTCAGGGATTTTTTATAGCTCTTCGTAAAGCGAACATTCTGCCCT